TATGTAGCACTCTTGTTTGGTCGATACCAAATGATTCGAAGTATGATTGAGGTGTACCAAACTCTGAATCGTAAAACAATAGCACAGAGTCTGCATACTTGTCCATGTAAGACTTAGCCATCAATAATGAGAATGCTGTCTTAAAGTGTTTAGATGGACCTGCCCACATAGTTAGACCTGGTGTTAAACCACCGTCAAGTCTACCACTCAATGCAATATTAATTGCTGGAATGGATGTTGGTATCATGTCCTTCTTTGTAAAGAACTTAGACTTGGATAATACTTCCGAGTCTTTGATCGTTGAGTTACTTCTAATCTTATCTAATAGTCCCATGATTTTCCTTTATTTTGTTCTTCTTGCGATTTCACGATTGATCTTACTCTTCTCTTTCTTTGTTGATGTCTTCTCAACTAATGCATTGAGTTGTGTAACATTAAGAGTCCTAAGTCTTGGCTTACCACTCTTATATACCATTGGATTGTTGTGACGTCTTGATTTATGAACTGGTTTACTTCCTGGTTGTGCCATGATTACTCCTCATTGATTACATAAACTGTTATGCCAGCCTCAGCGAACATCGCGATGGATTTTTTCCATGACTCGTTCCAATGTGGTCTAGCTTCAATACATTGCTTTGATACTATTACTTTCTTGATACCTACTTGAATAATACCCTTTGCACATTCAGAGCATGCTGGTAAACCATGTATGAATATGGTTGAACCATCTAATGATACGCCTGAATATGTGGCATTGAATATTGCATTCATCTCAGCGTGTACAATTAATGATAGCTTTGTATCTCTATCATTTAATCTCTTACTTAAATCAGATATGCCGCGTGGGAATCCATTATATCCTTGAGATAATATTTGTCCTTTAGATCCAACCACCACTGCACCAACTTGAGTGTTAGGATCCTTTGACCATGTAGCTACTTCTTTTGCGAGTTTAAGGTATCGCTTATACCATTTATTAATCGCTGCCATCGATGAACTTAAAATGTCTTTCATAAACATGAAGAGATGCTACGTTCCAATAGATATCACCTAGACCTAAAGTATCAAACTTACTGTCTGCGTGTCTTAAGTATTCCCATACTTCAAACAACACATGTTTCTGCCATGCATAATCGTTCTTATAGCCAAACACTGCATCGTTTGATCTCATGTACACCATTGCATGAATCTTATTATTTCTAATTAAGTATTGCACTGAGTTAGTACACATGAAGTCAGACATACCTGCAGTATTATAATCATAGTGCATAGTTGGTCTTGTATAGATCATAGTTGCTCTACGAGAATCTGGATTACGATGTAACTCATCAACTACATTAGTAAACTGTGAACCATTTTGTTGTGAGTATACACACCAACCATAGTTTGAATTGATACGACCTGATGTGGATGCAACCATCTTCCAAATCTCTGGTGGACCACCTGGGATATCATTAACATTAAGTGACATAGATTTATACCAATCTAATTCACGCTTAACATAGTCTTCATTCACTGTACCAAAAATTGCTGGTTGGTTTGCAAAGAAAGCTGCATTGATGATCTCGACGGTCTTGACACCAGTCTTATCAGTAACGAAATCACCCATCTTTAACTTCTCTTTAAAGATGTTTCTAATATTACTTACGCCATATACCGTACTCATTTTGTCACCTTCTTAGGCTTATTAAAGATATCCTTATCAGGATCTTGACCAGGAATTTGACCACGACAATATGCTACAACGAAGGATGCATAGTTAATCATATCGAGAGCAGAGTCTTCAACTGATTCATAGTTAGGTTGACCGCCAGCTTCTTGTGCTTCTAAGACTGATACCATTCTAAGGTATTTTGCTTTGATGATGTCAAGGATTGTCCATACGCCATGCTCATAGTAGTCGGCTTGTTGTACCCGACTTGCAGCATTGTTATAGTCATTGCCTTTCTTTTCTTGGATATCGGCAGCTTCTAATAAGATGTTTGCCGAAGGTCTTGAATATTGCTTTGTCATAATATAACTCCCATGTTATAGATACATAATACCACAATTAATATATAAAGTAAAATTATTTTTGAATTATAGTTGATTTTGATAAACTTCTCATTTTTTTAGCTAGATCTGCATTACGTATAACTTTTATTACCTTCATCTTATCTATCTTCCAACCAATCCTTTTTTCGCCTTTAGATGTAGTAAATCTACTGAAATTATGTCTGTCCTCACATAGATACACATAAATTAAATCAGTATTATCATATTCTACAAAATATAAATCATCACATCTTTTTGTACATTTTTCTTCTTGATTTTCATTTACAGTCATTTCTCCTCTACTTACATGTCTTACTTGAGTTTTGACTTCTTTCTTTTTTTTATCTTCCCTACCTGTCATATCCTTTTCACTATCCCAGTAGTTTTCAGATAATATTGAATTGGTAAGATGAGCCACTATCTTTTCGCCTATGTCACCTAATCTTTTTTCATTAGACTCAGTCATAGATCTTTTCAAATGCACCGATATTATCTTTGTGTGTTGGTGCAACCCATCCTGCAGGTTTAATAAGATCTGGTAATCCTAGAGGATTTGGACGAGCTTCTTTGATGCCGACTTCCTTAGAGATATTTGCATTATATACTCGATTCCATGCCATCTCAGCATCGATGCCAAATAGATCTAATGTACCGATAGCAAACACAGATAGATCAATCAATGCATCAACTGCATCATCACCATTTTGTGCTGCCTTAAGTTCGTCTAGTTCTTCTTGCAAACACCCAATACGGAATTCTAAGAACTCTGTAAGTTTATTTGCATCCATTTTTGACACGACTTCTCGCACACCGAACTTTGCGTGCATGTCGTTCATGTCTTTTACCCAATTTTGTGACATTTATTTTTTTCCTCTCTTTAAGTAAATTAGTATTTGGCAAGGTTTCCACTTGCAACTGTTGGTTATCTCTTTCTTGCAGATGTCGCACTTCATACACTTTCCTCACTCTACAAATATTTTTGTTTTTGAATATATTAAACATTCGACAATCTTTACCTACAGCAGCAGATACCGCATGGTCAGATAGTCCTTTGCCAGTTGTACCATAAGATATTGCTGTGGCTCCAGTAGTTACAGTATCTATAGTTTGATATGCACCACCAATGCCAAGTATTGCACATCCTTGTATGCTAACCAAAGAAAGACTCAAGAGAAGCTTTCTCTTCAGCATGCCATCCTAACGATTCGATAATATTTTCCAATGCATCAAGGAAAGTCTTCTCGAATTGTGTGTCATAATCTATATAGTCATCCAATCCAAACTCTTTAGGTAGCACAGAATTAAATGATATCACGTTCTCGTTGATCGGGTTTGGTGTTCTTAAGTATACGAACTTGACCTTACTACCATTGGTGATAGGCTCATACTTCTTAGTGAGACCTTTTTGTTTTAAGTAATAGTTGAATAGTAATGCACCACGTACTTGAATCGGTGTACCTTTCTTATAGATCGATTGAGATGTAGTGTATTCTTTTAATCCAGAAATCGATCGAGGAAATGCGACATCAGCAGTAGAGAGCGACGTGAAATCCCTCTTGAATTCTTTGACGAATGTCTGAAGCGATACTTGATCCTGATGGAGGATGACCTCGAGAGCCGCTTTGAGCTTCGTACGGACGACAGCAGGTGTCGACGATTTGACCATTTCAAGGCCCATAACTTTAATCTTAGGTTTCGCATATTGTACTCCTTCGGAATTGTGTACGTTTAACACATATCGTTTCTTGCCGATCCATATGGCTTTATCAGCCAATACTTCTCGTTTCATCTGCATCTTCTGTGCGTATGCATTCATGTATGTAGCAAGTTCTTGGTATCCACCATCGATGAATGGCTGGATGACCTTCTCACATGTCTTGTCCATGAATATGATCTTTTCTTCAGTAGTCTTACCTACACATATCTTTTCGACTAGATCTTCGAGTGACAGATAAATTGAATCGGTATCGATAGCAATGACGTAGTCTTTACCATCAGTCTTCATAGTCTTGTTCATGAAGTCATTAAGCTTATTAGCCATCCATCGAATGCTTAGTTGACCAGAGATGGTGATACCTTCTGCGATGCGTAGATCATAATACCTAAAGTACTTATTACCAATCGCACCGTAAGCTGAGTTCAATGCGATCTTCATAGCCATCTGTAGGTTCTTAAGTTTAGAGATGTCTTTGACTAGCTGTGGATCTTTGTTGTGTTCGTATTCTTGTTCAGCTTTTAACATCTGCTTCTTGAACTTAGAGCGATTGTTGTACATCTCTTCCATCAATGCAGGAAGGAATCCTTTAGTGTCTTTAGTATAACACCAACCATTGGCTGATGTTGATAGACCTACTGGCACTTCTATTGGTTCGCCAGTTAAAAGCTTATCTACGTTTATGTTGAGTCGAGTATCTGTAAGTGTTTCAGGACTCATGTTATATTGCATGATGAGATGCGGATATAGAGAGTTCAAGTCGAATGATGCTACCCACTTGTGTGGACCAACGAGTGGTTCCTTAACGTATGCACCTTCGAACTCTGCAGACTTTGTAGAGTCCTCTTTGAGTGGTACAGCGATCTGGCGTTCATACAAGTAATTAAAGATGATCATATCCCACATCCTAACAGGAGAGAATACGTCTTCATAGTTGATCTTAGAACTATAAGCTAGGGTGAATACAAGTTCAATGAGTTTCATCTTGTCTTCTAACATATCAACGAGTTCAGTATCGTGGATGTTATAGTCTACGAACGTCTTCCAATGATTAGTATAGAAGTCCTTGAAGTTATCCTCAGGATTCTCAAGCTTCTTCTTACCGAGTTCCACGCTTGCGATATAGTCAAGCTTATACGATTCTTGGTTTGTATATGTAAACTTCTTATATAGATCGAGATAATCTAGTAGTGATATGCCTAAGATTGAATATGATGAGATGCTCTCACCTTTACCGACATAAGCAGACTTCTCATTGACAACACCCCATGGTGATAGACGTTTGACATACTCATCACCTATTACAAGGCGAATACGATTAATAAGATATGGGATATCAAAGCCGTTGATGTTCCAACCAGTGACCACGTCAGGATAGTTGTTAGACCAAAACACAACGAATGTTTTAAGGAGGTCTGCTTCGTCTTTACAAAACATATACTTGACATCTTTACGATCAGTCATGTATGGACGAGAACCAATAGTCACGATCTGCTTATGACTATTATCCTTGATAGTGATAAGCAATACTTCTTCGTTTGCTTCTTTGATGTTTGGAAAACCTTCTTCAGTCGCAGTCTCGATATCGACAGAGAATACTTTGATCATGTCT